ATGAGTGAACGGAAAAGCCCGGTTGATGGAGCCGCACCGGTGGGGAAGATCGAACGACACAGACTGACGGCGAAGAACCCCTCGACGCTCAGCCCTGAAGATGCCAAAGCGTATGCCGAAGATCTGCTCCAGGCAGCTTTATACGGCCCCAACGCCTATTTGCCTGAAGGGCCACGGAAGCCTTTGGGAGGCCTCTCCAAGGATCCACGGGACGAGGATGCCAACGCGGCCGGAGCGAGAGTAGGCCGAAGCGGTTTGCAGAAGAACCTTGAAGACGTGAAGAACGAGTTGAAGTTTCTGTTGCCGAAGGTGTCTAACGAAGATGGAGTGGCGCAGCTGAACAGCATAATTTCTTCGATTCAAGAGGCGCAGAATCGCGCTGACGATTATGAGCGGAACAGTGTTTACGAGGATCCATATAGTAATCAGCCGAATCTTTATGACGAAAAAAACAACATTCGATAAGTACGGCTTACCCGACAACGACCTGATCAGAAAAAGCGGCGGATCTTGGCTGCAAGGGCAGGTTAGTTATCGTTGGGGTCCCAGGATGACCCTCAAACAAGCGGTCTCCGGGTGGAGAGAGTAAGCGACAGGTTGCCTGATCACTGCGCACCGTTCTCCTCACTGAGCCAGTCACAGGCGAGGCGTTTCAGGCGCTTTATCTCGTGCGTCGAGGTCCTCGACCGCGATGATGAGCTTGCCGAAGGGGATCACCCCTCGATCGCCTGCCTTAGGGGTGTAATAAAGAGGGACCACGCGGGGGTGCCCGCTCCAGAGATCCAGTTCGGAGGAACCGGTGCGGGAGATGCAGCAGGGCTCCTCCTCCCAGGGGTCGGACCAGAATTTGAGTCTGTAGCTCGAACTGGTCAGGTCACGCAGCTCGATGATATGTTCGGCAATCGGCACGAAGCAGCGGTCTTTCTCATCGCACCAGCCGGTGGTGTGTTCGAAGCTTCTGTCGGCCTTCTCAAGCCAAGCCTTCACAAAATAGCGAGGCTCGCCGGTTTCTGCCGCGATGGAGGGGAGGGTCGAAGCGGCGGCCAGCAATATCGTGGCGAAGATTTGATTCATGTTCCCCCCTGCGGTGTGACGGCGGCTCGTCGAGATCCGGGCGGTGCCGCCCATTACGGCCGCAATCTGATCTGAGATTTTGGCGCAATTAGGGGTAGCAGTAAAATTGGAGTACACGCCTCACAAGACGAGCCGTTGCGCAAGGGAAGCGATGAAGACAAGCGGGAGAGCGTAATGTCCAAAGATCAAAGCGCCATGTCGGATATCGCGGCGCGGGCCGAAGCGGCGGCGAGGTCTTCCTCTGCGGGCCTGGCGCCCGCGGGGTCGCGCGACCCCTTGGGGAGCAGCTTTCTTTGCGCCGTGCAGGCGGATTTCGCACAGCATGGCGTCGGCGTGCTTGCCCGCATTCGCGAGGAGAAGCCGGAAACCTATCTGAAGCTCGTCTCGTCGATCCTGCCGAAGGATCTGAGTGCCGCAACCGGCTGCGCGGACGAGCTGTCCGACGAACAGCTCATCGAGCGCATCCAGGCCCTGGATGCGGCGATCCGGCCCTTAATCTCCGGCAAGAAGAGGGCAGGCGGCATGCGGAAGCGCCCGCCGCCCGCAAGGGCATAGCATCAATGGGTCGGCGCCACCCTTGCCGAAACAGGCGCTTCGCTGCTCGAGAAGATGATGACGGCAAAGAGCAGAACGCCGGCAAAGGCAATGAGCGAAGAGACGGCGACGATCGGCTCCACCGCAGTATTGCCTGATAGCAGCAGGTATAGAGACGGAATGAGGACCGCGACCCCGAAGGTGTAGACGGCGTATTGTATCATCGCCAGCCGCCTCGCCGCCTTTTGGGGGTTGAGCGCATGATAGCCGCCGAAAATCGCCATCGTGACCCAGCCCAGCAGGTTGGCGTGAGCATGAGCGCCCGTCGCGGCATGGTTTCCTGAGATCGACATATGCAGGCCGATCGAAATGCCAAGGATCAAAAAGACAATCGCTGTTTTGAAATAAAGGTTTGCAATACGTGGCATCGGGCTCCCCTCCGATAAAAACAAGAAAATTAGCATGTTCTCACGCATATGAGAATATCCCGATATAGGGCTCATTCGTGCGGTACTGCTGTTCCCGGCGTGACAGCTCGAAAAGCCAGGGTCGGGCGGAGGAAATTGCGTCTTCTGATTGCGCTTCACCCTGAATGCATCGCGAGGGGCGTGGAACATAATCCGGATTTTCGCATTCGTTAGGATGAACGATGCGCTTTGTAGCGCTCCAACTTCTTTCGAGACGCGCAAAAGTCGCTGTAGAAACTTGATTTGGCGCGTTATTTCGTTCTCGGAAAGTTCGATTGTGCAAGGGAGAACCGTGATATGCTTGGCACCGTCCTGCTCATTATCCTGATCCTGCTTCTGATCGGCGCCTTTCCCGCCTGGCCCTATTCGTCCGGCTGGGGCTACGGCCCTTCAGGCATTCTTGGCGTTCTGGTCGTGGTTCTGCTGATACTGCTTCTGATGGGCAGAATCTGAAGGCCACGAAGCAAGAAAGACTGCTGATTACCAGCTCGCGCCGTCGATCAGACGGTGCGGAATGTCCTCCCAGACCGAACGATCAAAGATGCGCATGTTAACCGCCATGCGGGACGTGTTGCCGCCGATGGGCGAATAATGGGTGGTGCAGCCGCAGACGCTGCAGTGGTGCATAGTCAGGGTCCTGTCTCCCTGAACATATCCGACCAGCTTTCTTTCCGGATCGGTGACGGCGACTTCGTTTGACGGATAGTAACCCCAAAGCGTTCCGAGCCTGCTGCAGAGAGAGCAGTTGCAATCGCCGAGCGTCTCGGGGCGGACGGGGACCGCGACGCGGACCGCCCTGCAATGGCAATGACCTTCGATCATGATCTTTCTCCTGTTGCGGCGCATGTATAACGGCGCGCCTTGATCATGACCGAGCATTATTGAGCTTCTCGCCCCGCAGTCCAGCGGCGAACTCGCTGCTCCGCGTCTGCCGCCGCAATTTCAAATAAAGACAGGATCACGGATGAGCGCACCCCACCCATCCGAAAGAACCGTTGCGTTCGGCCTCTCCGCGATGCTCAGGGAACAGATGTCGCTGATGGCGGAACTCCACCGGCGGCAACGAACGAATATCCTTTCCAGGTATCAGCCCTATGCCAAGCAGCGGGAGTTCCATGCCGCCGGCGCAACCTTTCGCGAGAGGCTGTTCATGGCGGGCAACCAGCTCGGCAAGACGCTTGCGGGCGCGGCGGAGGCAGCCATGCATCTGACCGGCCGCTATCCCGAATGGTGGCAGGGAAGACGGTTCGACCGGCCCGTCGCAATGCTCGCGGGCTCGGAGTCCTATGAGCTGACACGCGACGGGGTGCAGCGGTTGCTGATAGGCCCGCCTCTGAATGAGGATGAATGGGGCACCGGATTCGTGCCCAAGGCAACGATCCAGGCGACGACGCGCCGCTCCGGCGCTTCCGGGGCTCTCGACAGCGTAACGGTGCGGCACGTTGCAGGCGGAGCCTCGACGCTGCTTTTCAAAGCTTACGAGCAGGGACGGGCCAAGTGGCAGGCCAACACGGTGGACTATGTCTGGTTCGACGAGGAGCCGCCTGAGGACGTCTATTTCGAAGGGATCACCCGCACCAATGCGACCCGCGGTTCCATCGCCGTGACCTTCACGCCGCTGAAGGGCCTGAGCGCCGTGGTGGCCAGATACCTGATGGAAAAGTCGGCGGACCGCGAGGTCACCACCATGACGATCGAGGATGCGGAACATTATACGCCCGAGGAGCGCCGGCGGATCATCGACAGCTATCCCGCCCATGAGCGCGAGGCGCGCACCAAGGGCGTGCCGGCTCTCGGCTCCGGACGGATCTTTCCCGTAACCGAGGAGAGCATTCGTGCCGATCCGTTCGATATACCGAAGCACTGGGTCCAGATCGGCGGACTCGACTTCGGCTGGGACCATCCTTTCGCGGCTGTCGGCTGCGCCTGGGACCGGGATGCTGATGTCTTCTATGTGACCAAGCTCTATCGCGAGCGGGAATCGACGCCGATCATCCACGCGGCAGCCCTCAAACCCTGGGGCGGAACCTTGCCCTGGGCGTGGCCCCATGACGGGTTGCAGCATGACAAGGGCAGCGGCGAGCAACTGGCGGCCCAGTACCGGGCACAGGGGCTGGCGCTTCTTCCCGAAAGGGCGACCTTCGACGACGGCACGAACGGCGTCGAAGCCGGGCTTTCCGACATGCTGCAGCGGATGCAGACCGGGCGCTGGAAGGTGTTTTCCACCTGCACGGAATGGTTCGAGGAATTCCGCCTGTATCACCGCAAGGACGGCAGGATCGTCAAGGAGCGCGACGACCTCCTCGCCGCCTCGCGCTACGCGCTGATGATGAAGCGCCATGCACGGGCAATCGGCGGCAACGCAAACTGGAAATTCACCGCCCGAAAGGTTCTCTGATGGCCGCAATGACCGATGAACGCCTGTCCGCACTCGTCAGCCAGCTGGTGAAGGACTGCGAAGACTATCGCGACGAGCTCGCGGTCGATCGCATCAAGGCGATGGAATATTACGACGGGACGATGAAGGACGTGCCCGCAGACGCCAACCGGTCCAAGGTGGTCTCACGCGACGTGCGGGCGGCGATCAAGAAGGTGCTGCCCTCGCTGATCCGCACGATCCTCGGCAATGACAAGGTGGTGGAATACGCCCCTGTCAACGAGGGGGACGAGGCGGCGGCAAGCCAGGCGACCGACTACATCAACTATGTCGTCTTTCCCGAAAGCGACGGCTACGACGCGGTGCAGGATGCCGCCCATGATGCGCTGAAGCTCAGGAACGGCATTATCCGCTGGTGGTACGAGAAGCAGATGTCGGTCTCGGTTTCGACCCATAGCGGGCTCGACGAGGCGTCACTCATCCAGCTCGTCGGCGATGACGAGGTGGAGGTGCTGGAACAGTCGCAAACCGTCGAAAGAATGGAAACGCCGCAAGGCGTGGTGGAGCAGCCGAGCTACAGCGTGAAGATCCGCCGCCGGGCCGAACGGGGGACGCCGCGACTGGCGGCGGTGCCGCTCGAGGAATTTCTGATTCATCCGGATGCGATCTCGATCGCCGACAGCCCGATCACCGGCTTTGCCATGCGGATGCGCCGTTCGGACCTCGTGGCAATGGGACATGACCGGGACCTGATCGACGGCCTCCCGGCAGCCGAGGCCGGCGGCCGCGACGATGAGGCATCCACACGCAGGCGCGACGCCTTCGAGACGAAGGATGCGGTGCCCAAGGCGCTCGAGGAGGTGGATTATTACGAGCTCTACGTGAAAGTGGATGCCGACGACGACGGTATTGCGGAGCTGCGCCGGCTCGTCTTTGCCGGCGGCACAAGCGAGGAGAACCTGCTTTCCAACGAGGAATGGGACGAGGTGCCCTTTGCCGACCTCACCGTCGAACGCCGGCCGCACCAGCGCGAGGGCGGTTCGGTGACCGACGACATGGCGGAGATCCAGCGGGTGAAGACGGTGCTGATGCGCCAGACGCTCGACAATCTCTACTGGCAGAACAACCAGCAGCCGATCGTCCAGGAAGGCGCGATCGCCAATCCGGAAGCCGTGCTCAATCCCAAATTCGGCCAGCCGATCCGGGTGAGCCAGGGGATCGATGCGCGCGCGGCGCTCGGCTACACCATGGTGCCCTTCGTCGCCAAGGAATCCTTCGCGATGCTTTCCTATCTGGACCAGGAGGCGACCGACCGCACCGGCATTTCCGACGCATCGAGCGGCATGGCGCCGGACGCGCTGCAGAACATGACGGCGCGGGCGACGGCACTGGTCGAGCAGGCCGGGATCGGCCAGACGGAACTGATGGTGCGCACCTTTGCGCAGGGGCTGAGGCGCGTCTTTCGCGGATTGCTGCGCCTTGTCGTCAAGCATCAGGACCGGCCACGCGCCGTGCGCCTGCGCGGACAGTGGGTGACCTTCGATCCGCGCCACTGGAATGCGGAGATGGACGCGACGATCAATACCGGGCTGGGGGCAGGCACCCGCGAGCGCGACATGATGATGATCCAGATGATCCTGCAATTGCAGGAAAAGCTGCTGATGGCGCTCGGACCGGACAATCCCTATGTCTCGCCGGACAATCTCTATAACGGCATCGCCAAATCGGTGGAGGCGGCGGGGCTGAAATCGCCCGACCTCTATTTCACCAAGCCGGCGCCGGAAGAGCTCCGGCAGCGGATGCAGGCGGCTGCCTCCAAGCCTGATCCCGAGATGCAGAAACTGCAGATGCAGGCGCAGGCCGAGGCCGAGAAGGCGCGGCTGACGGCGGAAAACGAGCGGCGGAAGCTGGAGATCGGACGCGAGCTGAAGCTTGCCGAAATCCAGCGGAAGGTCGCGCTGAAGCGCTACCAGATCGACGCCGAACTGAACCTGAAACGACAGCAGAACGCCGTGGAAATCATGGGCGGCGAGCCGCTTGCAGCGGCACATATAGGAGGGTTGCCGGGGTGAGAAGGCAAATTCGTGGATTGCAGGATGTTTATAATGAAATTCCAAAGACGACATTCGCGTTGGAACTGCGCGATTTCAGCGAGGCGGCGAACAGCTTCTCGCCGAACGTGGCGAGCCCGCGCCCGCCGGATGGCAAGGGCACGGAGGTGGCCGCGACATATGTAGTGAGCAATACGAATCCGACGGGCTGGTTCGGTAACGAAATGCATAGCGGCCTTTTCATTATCCCGGACGACGGCGATCGGGAGGGAAAGTTCCTCTATGATCCTTCCGGCACTTATATGAACCGGGAAATGGGAAGCGGGCGCGCCCTCTACGGGCCCGATGTGTCACCCGAGGAATACCTCAAATATCAACTGCTGGATGGTCCAAATGTGACGATACGCAAATATGCAACAACGCCCGAAGAGGAGGCTGAAATAATCAAGCGGTCCGATGATATCGGCGGCGGCGGATTCTTTGACTGCACAACCAACGTAACGCGGGCAATAAACGGGGTCGGTCCCTTTGCCGAAATACAAGAAACGATGTGGCCGACCAAACTTGACCGGCAACTTCGACAGTCGAAGCGCGCGGTCGGGGAAGCGTATGACCTGGAGAGCCTCAAGCAACTCCTTTCCAAATGAGAGGCTTTGGGGATCAAACCAACGGCGAACGGCATGGCGGTTGCGCGTTGCAGCTACGGTGCAGTTTGCCGAGGACCGAGATCTGGTGAATGCAGACCCGCGCTCGATGAGTTTCTTCCCTTGGCGTGACCCCGCTTGGGCGGTCTTTTCAACACGCTCCGGCGCAGGGGCTGACTGATGCGTGCGAGCGATGGAGGGAAGCGCCCATCGCCTCGCGGGATGGCGAAGCGGATCTTGCCCTATTGTCTTGAATGAACTACCTAAGGTGGCATAAATGCGCCACAATCGCCTGAGATGTAAAGGAAAGCGAACGAGAATTTTGTCAAAAGCGTTCGAGAAGGCAAATTGGGGAATATCGGATGCGTTATGCGGCACTCAATACAATACGAGTCCTGCTTTGCTATGCCGTCATGCTTACGTTTGCCGAATGGTACTACGGCAATCTTTTTTCTTATGAACGGGCGAAATTCGCCTCGACATGCTACGTCTTTGCATTCGCTCCGTTGCCAAACGTTCGTTTGTCATTGAGGTTGTTATATATAACTTTGTCGATATTCCCCATTATTGCGCTACATTTCGTATATATATTTTTCGTAAATCCAGCGAATTACACTGTTGATATGGAAAGCATACATTTTTTTGTATTGGTGTCATTTGCAGTTACCTGGATTAACTGGCACTATCCTCTGTTTTTGTTGATTTATACGTTACTGGAATACTTCTTTGTGAAAAAGCTGGCGGTTCGCACAGCGACCCATAGTCGCCCATAGTTGAACGCAGAGCAGTGTCGCCGAGCTTTTGCCCGGTGGCACCCCGTGTCCGGTGGTCATTGTCGGAGGGACGGATGAGCGAATATTTACGCAACCAAATAGTCCAGAAAATGTTGGGCGAGCCGAAACAATCGCCGGCCCGAATGCCGCCAGCAAGGCAGGCGGCGGACACCCAGCCATCGAGCGGGAGCGGCCCTTTGGGTGCGGCGGAGGTTGACGCCGCAAACGCGCTCGGAGCCGCATATTACCAGTATCCGGGCTATTTCAAGAAGGGACAGGGGGGGCTCGCCGGATACCAACGGGAAAAACTGGCGGCGGAATTTGGATGGTCTCCCGCAGGCATGGGCAAATACGAGGCCGCATTGCGCGCCGGACCGTTGAACGGCCTTGCGGCATGGGGGGATTCTCGAACCGCCAGCGCCGTGGCGCCTGAGTTGAATGTGCCCGAATGCGCTCCGGGCAACGGTTATGCCCGCGCCAACAAGCGTCCGCATAACGATTGCCGCGATGCCTTCCGGCACGCTTACTGGAGCGCCTTGATGGCCCAACGCGACGAGGAGGACGCCGCCATGCTGGGTGACGCCTATGAACGGTCTTCTAAAGGGCCGTATGCCGAAGTCTACATGGACCTTTACAACAACAGGGTCGCACGACGGATCGGCTCGGCCAATAAAGATGCAAGCGGCGAGCAGATCTTCGACCTAGTCGCCGATGAGCTGGAAAAACGCCGGCTAATTACAAGTCCATTTCAGGCACTAAAACGATGATTAAAAGAAACACGCTGCTGCGTATTGCCAAATACGTACTGGGTCTGTTCTTTATAGTTTCCTTGCTCGTCGTCTTCATGTTGAGTAACTTGCTTTCGAGGAAAGTCATCGTTTATGTCGAGAACAGATCCAGCAATGTAATCGCCGTCGAAGTGGTGCTTTGGGAGCCCAACATGCGTGACTATGGCGACGAACCGGTACGCCACCTGTTGCGCTTCAATCTGGAGCCCGGCGAAGCCCTCCAACGTCTCCTGCTGCCGGCCGATGGCGGGGGAAACATCGGCACGGCAGTGCGAGACGGGCCGAACGAATACTGGGACTATGGACAATATCTCCTTGGAATGGGGAGCTTCTTTTACCTGGAGAAATATACGGTGGTTTACAGCGGTTCGGGCGTCATCAAGACACTACGTCCCAGTTTATATTAATTGCAGACTTGAGCTTGACGGCATTCCTACCCGGGGCATGGCATGGCCTGTTGCCGGCCCCGGCTACGCTGCTTACCGCGGGTGCATCACGCCACAGGTCATTTATGCACGATTGCGGCGTCTGTGGATAGCTGCATGGGCATGGCTGAGGAGCCATATGGAGACGAAGACCGTCGCGGCGAACAGCCCCGTCCTGGCCCAGTAACCATACTCCGGGAAGTGCCCAACGAGCACCAGCCCGATCGCGGCTGACATGCAGCCAATGAGCATTGTGATCCAGGCGGATGATCTCGGTTTGCGCGCGTTCGCCGCGCTCTCATTCCTGTCCATGATGTTCCCCTATGAATTGCATCTCACAAGATGTTGAGACAGTGCCACAGCCGGCACGTAGTTCAAGGTCAAACTCAATCATTGCGTGCAAATTTTCGCTGGTTGCGAGGATGGACCGCTTAACAATGCACAGGAGACAGCCTGCCATGAAGCCAGAAGAACGGATCGCAGCGGCGCAGGCGCTGCTCGACATGCCGCTGTTTCACCTGCTGATGGGCGAGCTCGAAACGGCGGCCGTCAATGCTTGCGTCAACGCAAGGCACACAGATCACGAGACCCGCGCGGCCTTTGCGGCCGAAGTGCGGGCTATCCGGAATTTCAAAGGCAAGATCAAGTTCCTCGCCGAGGAACAATCCTCTGCCTGCGGAAAGGGCGCCCCGGCCTAGGCGGCTAAACCTCGTTGGGTTCAGCCCTTCGTTGAACCACCGAACCATCGACCTCTCGAAACTACGCACCTCCCGGGAGAACCATCGCGGTCTTCCTGAAGTGCTCTGAAAGGCAAAGCCAGACATGACAGACGCAGCCACCAACTTCCCGTCCGGGGAGAGTGATAGCGGTCGCCCCGCACTCAGCTTCGATCACGCCGTCGACCTCGACTTCGCCGAGTCCTCCGAGACCAACGAACGGGAAGAGGAAGAGCGGCAATCGACGAATGCGACGGATGAGGCCCCGGAAGACGAGGGCCAAGAGACCGGCGAACCCGCAGACCAGGGCGACGAGACAACCGAACCCGGCGAAGAGGGCGAGGAGTCCAACGAAGCCCCGGACACGATCATTACCCTGAAAGGGGGCGAGCAGGTTCCCCTGGAGGAACTGAAGCTCGGCTATTTGCGGGAGCGCGACTACCGCCACAAAACTCAGGAACTCGGCAATAAGGGCCGAAATCTCGAGACCATGACAACCCGCGTCGCCACAACGGCGAACGCCATCGCAGAATTCCTGATCCAGCAGCTGCCGGCCGAGCCGACGCGAATGTTGGCGATCCAGAATCCGGCCGAGTACACGCGCCAGAAGGCTGTTTACGACGGGGCTCTGGAACAGGTTCAGCGCCTCATCGACGTGAGCGCCGAGCCGAAACGGGTGGGCGACGAACTCAAACAGGCCGCAACGCAGGAAACCCTTGCGGCCGAGAACGCGAAGCTGCTCGAAGCCTTCCCGCGCCTCGCGAGGGAGGATGCCCGAGAGAGATTTTTTGCCGAAGCTTTCAAGGCCGGTGAGGATTTCGGGTTTTCCCAGGACGAGATGCAGGGCTTCACCGACCACCGCTACTTCAAGGTCATGCACTACGCCATGCTCGGGTTTCGGGCAGAACAGGCGAAGAGCAAGGCCTTGACGAAGGTGGCAAACGCGCCCCCGGCCACAGCGAAAAGCAAGCCGAAGGGCCCGGCGAACCCTCAGGCACGCAAGAACCAGGATGCGATGAAGAGGTTGGCAAAAACAGGTTCGATCAAGGACGCGCTCCTGATCGATTTCGAATAACCCCCATCTTCAAACACTTGTCGCGTTTGCGGACGGAAAACCGGATCGCCACTTGTCCTGCAAACGCTTTCGAAGGATCAGAACATGGCAGCTCTTGCCAATACCTATATGACCACTCAAGCCGTGGGCAACCGCGAAGAACTCTCCGATGTGGTCTCGCGCATCACGCCCGAGGACACCCCGATCTATTCGTTCATCGAAAAGGGCAAGTGCGTTTCCATTCACCCCGAATGGGAAACGGACGAGCTTGCTGCTCCGGGGGAGAACATCAAGAGCGAAGGTGACGAATATGCCTTCGGCGCCATCACCCCGCCCGAGCGCCTGGGCAACTATACCCAGATCATGCGCAAGGACTGGATCATCTCCGGTACGCAGGAAGTCGTTTCCGAGGCCGGCAACGTCCAGAAGCGCAAATACCAGAAGCTGAAGAAGGGCATCGAAATCCGCAAGGACGTCGAATATGCCATCGTCGACACCAACGCCTCGGTCGCCGGCGCGACGCGCGAATTCGGTTCGCTCAACACCTGGATCGAGACCAATGTTTCCCGCGGTGCCGGCGGCGCCAATGGCGGTTTCGACAATGCGACCGGGCTTACGGTGGCCCCGACCGATGGCGAGCAGCGCGCATTCACCAAATCCATTTTGGATAGCGTGATGCAGGCGGGCTATCAGAGCGGCGCCAATTTCCGCCACGTCTCGGTATCGCCCTACGTCAAGAGCGTGTTCGTCACCTTCATGTCGGACAGCAATGTGGCGCCGTTCCGCTACGCGGTCTCGCAAGGCGGCGAGCGCAACACCATCGTTGCCACGGCCGACTATTACGAAGGCCCGTTCGGCACCGTCATGATCCACCCGAACCGCGTTCAGGCGGCGACGGCGGCGACGGCGCGCAACGCCTTCTTCCTCGATACCGACATGCTGGAATTCCTCTGGCTGCGAAAGATCCAGGAAGACAAGGACGTTGCCAAGACCGGCGACGCCGACAAGGGTGTGATCATAGGCGAGGGCACGCTGAAGGTGAAGAACGAGAAGGGCCTCGGCGTCGCTGCCGACCTCTTCGGGCTGAGCGAGGCAGGCTGAATATAAATGGGCGAGTCTCGGCTCGCCCATTTACCACCGAGGTGGGAATTGCGAACCCGCAACACAAGTGCCGTCATCAAAACGACCACTGAACGCTGGAGGTTTCTGGAATTGGCTTTTCCCCGGAAGCGGTTCACTCCGAGAACTGATATCAGGGTTTGCCGATTGATTGAAGAATGTCGTCAGCGCTCGTAATGCTTGCATTTGTTTCCGTTATGTTCTATGAGCGCGATGGCCGCATTCACATCTCGGAAAATAACAAGACATGAAGACGTTTGTGCTCGTTGCGCTTTATCTCGCCTTTGGCCTGTGCGGTGTCGCCATCGCCCTTGGCGGCGTTGTTCTGGCTACGATCGACCCCTATTCCTTCGAGGATATGAGCCGGGGAGGCATTTGCGAGAGAAGCGGTGACGTGGCGCCGCAATGTTCACTGCCGCGCGAAAGTGCCGACAAGGTCGTGGACGCCTTTCTTTCCTGCAGCCCGCGTTTTTTCCAGGTCCTTAAGGAGGAAAGGGCGGCGTTCGGTCGTGCGGAAGTCAGGTTGCTCCCTTACGACCTCCTGGACTCGGAGGAACCCCGAACGTCCGTGGTCACCTTCGATAAACCTGTCGAAGCCCGCGCGCTGCGTCTCGTTGGTTACACGCAGGCCTGGTCTCAGCCAAGTGGCGCCGGGTCTAAGGAAATCACGTGGGGATTTCGAGTCATTGGGCGGCCGGACGACATCGAAAGGGCGATCGAAGCGCATCAACGGAGCAATGGAAAATCGACAGATGCGGCATTTACGATCGTGCCGAAGCAAGATGCAAGCCTTCCAGGGACATATATTGGCTGCTCGGTCGCAGGGGAGACGAACGGGATGGAAGACCTGCCCCACGTGCTAGATCTGTTCCTTTCGCAATCCATTGGGACGAAATTTGCAGAGAGCTTCGACTTATTTGTCGCGTCAGCTGAAAAGACGATCGCGCGGCTCTGGTGGTGATTGGAGAAGCGCAACCTCGATAGGCGCAAGTGGTCATTCGGCGTTGTTGATTATCGCGAAGCCCTTGGTGGGCAGCCGCGCGCGTCGGAAAAACTCACCTAGGCGATGTTAAAGAGAGCCGAACAAGCAAGGGCGGACGGCGCCATTTTTGCGAGCTCAGGTGAAGAACCAGAAGAAGACCAGGCATCGCGCTTCCTGTTTGGCCCTGACGAGCGGGCCAAGCCAGAGTACACGCGCCTCCGGGATCAAGACGACAACGTGTCCGCAGCTTAACAGAAGGCATTTAAATGGGCCGAAAACACGACAAAAAGAGAATCATGCTGCATTTCGACGGCGAGCGCATGAACGCGACCGAGAACGGCCGCTATTCCGGTGGCTGGAAAGCGGTGAGCGGTGAGAAAAACTCTCAATCGCCGAACCAGAAACATGCGCCTTACCAGCAACATGTGAAAGGAGAGGGGCCGATCCCGGAAGGAGTATTTTCGGTCGAAGAGCTTCAATATCCGCCCGAGGGGGGAATGGAGCGGTGGCTGGGCCATGCCGGACGAGGCACTTGGCCGGGGCTCGAAGAGTCATGGGGAAATTCGAGGGCATGGTTGACGCCTAAATCGGGCAGCCCATTCCTTCAAACAAGAAGCGGCTTCTCAATTCACGGCGGCGCGGAAGCTGGTTCTGCCGGGTGTATCGATCTGACGGACCAGATGGACGACTTCGCTGATTTATACAGGAAAACCGGGCAATCCGCCGACCTGATCGTCTCATATCCCGGGTACGAGCCGGAATTGGATCAGGCGCTGCAATTCTTACTTGAAAAGCGGGCAAGGGAGCAGTCGCCAATGAGCGAGAGCAGCGAGGGATACCGGTGGGAGCCGGATGCGTCGTCGGGCCGTACCCGGCACCCCTTAGGCGGTATTTCGCTCGGGGATGCGCTTCGAACTTTCGAGTGACGTCTGCATCTTTAGCGGCACCAATGCTCCGGTTTTGAGGCCATGCTACGACTATGCTCCTTGCGCCATTTCTCTCTTTGGTTTATCTAAATTTATGAAAGCACGTAAAGGTTGAATTTACGAGGAGACGGCGAAGAATGAAAAACTGGTTGCTGGGCGGCCTCTATCTTTTCGTCGCCCTGTCGAGCCTGAGTGGCGTGCTGTTCGGCGGGGCGGCATTTTTCCTCTACCGCTTTTATGATGATCGGGATCCCAGCCGAGCGGTCATTTGCGAGAAAAGCGGGGGTACGGCGCCTGAATGTGCGATGCCCGAAAGCGCCGACAAGGTGCTGGACGCCTTGATTACCTGCGGTATCGATTTCTTCGATGTTTTGACGGAGGAGAAGGCTGCTTTCCTGCACGTTCGGAAGGTTTTCCGCGTCAACAGCTATGGTGATGGTCAGCATCGCGAAACCAATGTTATTTTTCGGCAGCCGATCGAAGCCTATGGTCTTCGCCTGACAGGGTATACGCATTCTGCCAGCATTCCGGCTTTCATATGGAAGCCGACGAGATACTCCTGGGGGTTCCAGGTGACGGGGCTGCCGGAGGAGGCCGCGCGTGCAATCGAAATGCGGCATCCGCAGATCGAAAAGTTCAAGGAATTTTTTGGCGCCTGGATACAAGAGAGTGCGTTTACGGCGCCGGCCAGCTTCAGCATTGTTTTCCATCGAAATGAGCCCTTCCCGGGAACGTATCTCGAGTGCAAGGCCGGAGAAGAGGTTTCGGCGAGCTTGGGTAAACTCCCCGCGGTTTCCAGTCTTTTTCAGCTGACTGGAATGTGATTCCTTTCGCAATCCCCCCGCTTCGCGCGCGGACGCAAGGACCGCCTATGCGTTTCCGGGATTGCTCTAAAACGGCGCCACGTCGCTCCAGAAATGCTGTACGGGCGTGCACCGTTTCATAGCGGCCGTATGGTGATCGGTCTCGACGAAGCGAAGTCTCGTGTACGACCAGTTATAATCTTGCTCCCTGCCTTCCACCACCAGAACGGCATGGAAGTCATGGATGATACCGCGCTCCGTATGCGTAGCGTAGAGCGAGAAGCCGCGCACGTCCGCCATGCCCGCCACTTCGCCGCTTTGCTCTTCCCGCACGATACAGAACGGTTGGCCGCCGACTGTCGCGATGGAACTCAAGACGACCAGCACCGCAGTCAGGAGAGACCAAAGACCGGCGAGGCTCGCGAGTCCCATCGGAACCCACCCGAAATACAGCCTCACGTCCTTCGATTGTGCGGAGGAGACGAGACAAATGGAAGATGCCAGGCCAAACGAGAGAGCCATACCGTGCCACATCGAGAGGCTCGGCACCGCGCTGTTGACCAGGGCGTTACCAGCGAGATCAATGTGCCGAGCAGGACGATCAGTGGGTAGAGGGTCGATGCGGCGAGCGAATGTATCCGCATGCCTTGAAATCCGAGGACAGGCTCGAGAACCATACAGGGTTCGATACCCCGCACGAGCGCTTATGGGCTAAGGGGTTGAGTCTTGAAGCGGAGGAGGGGTCTGCCGGCTTGTCTCCGGTCGGCGCAAGGCCCCCGCCGGCCCCGCCAGCGCCACGGCAGCCAATAGGCGGACGGAAGAGCGAGCGGCGGGTCGAAGCGATCGGATCGGGTTCAAGCGAATCGCCAAACGCATTGCCATTCTGGGACAAGGCTGTTCGCGGCCGCGCATCGCTGCAGGATGTTCTTGCGCATTGGACCGAATGAACTGCCGCTTCGGCGGTCCCTCGGTGCTGGCGGAACCGGCAGCTTCATTCCCGAGTTGAGTTCGGAACGTGCATGAAACTAAAACAGCCCCGCGGTGATCCAAAAACCCTCTACGGGCGTGCATTTTTCCATGGCGGACGTAGGGTAGCCGGTCTCGACGAAACGATGTTTCGCGTATGACCAGTTATATTTCTGCTCGCTGCCTTCCACCACCAGCACAGCATGATATTCGAATGTCAGGCCGTGCGTCGCCTCTGTCGCGTATAGCGCGAATCCACGCACAGCCGCAACGCCCGTCACTCTGTTTCCTGAGGCTTGCGCGACGCAGAAGGGCTTGCCATCCGCAATAACAATGGAGCTCAAGACGACCAGCCCGGCCATCAGGAGAGACCAGAGGCCGGAGAGGCCGGCAAGGCCTATCGGGACCCAGCCGAAGCACAACCGCGCGTCTGCCGAACTGACCGAGGAAACGAGAAAAAGGGAAGAGGCGAGACCCAGCGTGAGCGTCATACCATGCGCCAATGAAAGGCTTAGCACAAAAGTGACCGCCACCCATACCAGCGATGCCAGAGTGCCGAAGAGCACGATCAGTCCAAAGAGAAACGATGCAAGAAGCCAATGTATGCGCATGCCGGTGAAGATATGGGCGGCGACCAGAGCAACAGGCAACAATGGCGAGGTGATACAAATGGCGGTGAGGATGGCCCATTCGAACGGCACGAATTCCGAGGTAATATATGCTAACGCGGCGGCATAATCGGGCGACAAGCCCAAAGCGATTGCGCCAGTGGCGCCGAGTAAAAACGAATGTTCGCGTTTCATCGTGCTCCCAGTTGCCGTGTGCGGTAACAGCGATTCGCCGAAGGTTGAATCTATCCTTAACTATCGCATAGATTGCGTCTATGTCGAGGCGGGCGCGCGCAGGCAAGCTTATCCCTCGTAGACAAACAGGCCGTAGAGCTGCGGCTGTACCCATGCGAGCCGAAGGCTGTCGACGACCCGCGGCCTTAGCACCGGAAGCGGATCGCTTCGACCGGAATCATCAACCAGGGGTGGGCTTCGGCTCGCCCTTTTCCGTTTCAGGAGAGACGAACATGGCAGAAGCCAAAGAGAAGACCACGCCCGTCAAGCTGCTCTACGACGTGTGGGCGGCCGGCGACAGACGGGTATCGAAGGGGACGGTTCTCGACCTTCCGGTGAAGGCGGCGAAGGCCCTTATCCAGCAAGGCAAGGCTTCGAGAGCGGACCCGCTGCCCGGAGATACCGAATGATCATCCGTGATGGTTCGTGGTCGCTCTACGATTACGACCAAATGACGGGCCGGTCGGTCTGGCATTATTTCGACGGGGAGAAGGACGTTTTTCGCGTCGACTACCCCGTCGACAATCTCATGAGTGAGAATGCCGGAATACGGAACAGCGCCGAACGTGCCTGGAAAGGCGACTGGCATCGCGTCGCCTCGATCCCCCTCAACGTCGCCCATGGGGCCGGCCTCGTGCAGGCGCATAGCGAGGGCGACGACCGCTTTGTCAAGCGGTTCCTCAACAACTCCGACAACCGCGCCTGGCGTACCAAGGAAGGCCATCTATGACCATTTCGGACTACGGCTCCCTCCTGGTGGATGCCGGCGAATATTCGGGGCGCGAGGATATCGCCCACAATTTCCCGCGTTTTCTCGGACTTGCGGAGCTGAAACTCAACCGCGGGCTTCGCGTCGCCGACATGGAGGTGACCGCCGCAATCCCGCTGGCCGATGGCGACGGTACGCTTCCGGCGGACTTCCTCGAGGCGAGGGAGGTCAGGAGCGGGGCCGGAGTCTCCATTCGTGCGGTCCCGCTGCAGCAGCTCACGAACGGCTACAGGGATCGCAACGGCGTGCAGCCGGCCGGCTACTCCATTGTCGGCAGAAGGATCAAGGTGCGGTCGGTGTCCGACCAGGGTCTCACCATTACCTATTACGCCCGCATTCCGGCCCTGACGCCGTCGAACCCGACGAACTGGCTGCTGGAGAAGGCGCCAGACGTCTACCTTTTCGCGCTGGTCAACGAGATCGCCATCTGGGGCAAGGATGTCGACGGCGCTACCGCCGCGCAGCAGCTGATGATGCTCGCAATAAGCGGGCTCAGGATCGAAGACGAGCGCAGCCGCTGGGGCAATGCGCAGACAGTCGTCGGGGGAGTAACGCCATGAGCGAAGCCAGGAAGAAGCAGATCGTTTCCATGATCCTCGGCGGCATGCCGCCGCAGCCGGGAGGCGCAGGGGGAGCGCGGCAATTTGCCGTCGACATTCCCTACGGCTCTCCGTCGCGGGCGGCGGCCACTGCTTTCTCCGGAGAAGACCTGGCGGCGATGCCGCGAAGCCTCAGCGGCGGTGCCGTGTTGCGCACCTATCATCCGACGCTGCGCGATCAACTTGCCGACTGGATTCTCGGAGACGGACGCCCCTCCGTCTATAAGCGCCGGCTTGTGACTGATCTTATAGGGTCGGCGGGTCTGGGCGGTGAGGGGCTCTCCGGCATTGACTTCACGCCGCTAGGCATGGGTTTTGCGGCGGAAGAGACGGGACGTTCCGTTGCGGATGGCAATTACGGCGAGGCGGTTATCGAGGCGTTGGGGATGTTGCCGGCACCGGCACTCCGCGCGGCTGTGAAAGGCGGGCGTTCGGCGATCGCAGGAGCAGATACTGTCATGGCGCCCCCGGTCGACAAGGCGCTGGGCATGACGGCAGAGAAGACGCAGGACGCTGGTTTTCTTGCCTCTCGCAGCGCACGAATATATGATCCTCCAGTCAAACAGCCTCGGCCATTCGAGGCTGATTACAGGCCGGGAGATCCACGACATGAAGCAGCGGGAGGCATTGCGGACGAAAGCGGAAGACTCCGCCTGGACATGGACGGAAGACCGCTTACCGCAAGATATGTCGCCGGTAGAACGGTCGTTGGCGGAGGCGATACCGGCCTATCAGCGGAAGCATATGACGAAATCGGAAAGGCAGGAACGGGCGGACGCCCTAAGGCGGTTGCGAAGAGTGCGATCGCAGGCGATGCGGGACGGTACGTGGTCGACAGAGATCGACGATCAGGGGACGTACTGAGTCAAGATATCTTTTACGATAAATCCCTGCCGGCAGACAAAGCCGGGCGCGTTGTCGCGCATGAGCTTGCACATGCAATCGATGCCATTGCCGGCAAAATGCCAACTGATGGTATCGATAAAGAACTTCGAACCATCTACAACGACCTGAACAACCCACAGAGCTATGGCAAGAGGTTTGGCCCCGAGCAGAATAAGTACTGGGGCGAACATGTGCGCAATGAGCTGGTGGCTGAGGCGATCCGGGCCTATATGGCCGCTCCGAACTATATCAAGACAGTTGCGCCGAAGGCAGCAGCCCGCATCCGCCAGTATGTCAATACCCATCCGAAGCTGAAAAATACCATACAGTTCAACAGCATCGGCGGTTTTGGCGTTACCGGGATTGCCGCCGGGACCAACGGCCTTGCCGGATACGGCGCCAACGGACAAAGGACGCGGGAGGGCGAGCTATGACCTTGCTTACCGCAATCAACCAGGTCTGCGACGTCGTCTCGCTCTCGCCTTTCGATAACGTGTATGGGTCCGCCGAGCCTAACGCGATGACGATGGTTGCGCTCGCGCAGGAAGCCGGCGACGAGATCGCGCGGCGGGCAGACTGGCAGAAGACCTTGCGGCAGCACAGGGTTGCCGTTGCTTCCGAGAACCTTCCCGATGATTTCCAGCGCCTGACGCCCGGCGGCTCTGTGCGGACCGCCGAAAAAGCCTTCGTCCGACCCGTCACCAATGGCGGTCAATGGGCGGTCATCGCCGGGATGCCTTCGATGCAGCCCTATTTCTTCATAAGGGCCGGGCAGGTGCAGTTCTCGCCCGCATCGGCGGCTCAGGGCGCCGTCATCGACTATGTTTCGAAGAATTGGGTCCTGCACGATCCGGACGGGCCGCAGGCGACGTTTACGGCGGATGACGACACGACGCTCTTTCCCGAGCGCCTCCTGCTCAAGGGCATCGTCTGGCGCTGGAAGCGGCAGAAGGGGCTCGCCTATGAGGACAATCTCGCCGAGTTCGAAGCCGACCTCGCGCAGGAGATCAATGCCGACAGGGGGGCAGGATGAGAATTCAGCCAAGACCGGCCCGTATAGGGCAATCCAATCGCGGGCCTGTCTCTCTCGGCCGGCAGCAGACTTCGCAGCCGGTGACTTTTCCTGCCCCCAGGGGCGGCCTCGTCACCACGGCCGACATGGCATCGCAGCAGCCGGGCTCGGCAACGGTGCTGCGCAACTTCTTCCCGACCCTGATGGGCTGCAAGATCCGTGGGGGATCGCAGAGGAAAGGACTGGCGGCCGACGGCGGCGACATCAGGAGCGCCTTCAAATACAAATATGGCAGCAATGAAAAGCTGTTCATGGCGACGAATGCCGGCATTTACAACATGACCGCTCCGGCCACCCCTCCCGCCACCACGGCGGCGGAGGTTTCGGGGATGAGCGGCGGTGACTGGTGCGCCTTCCAGCATAGCAATGCGGGCACGTCGTGGCTCGTCTGCCTGAACGGCGCCAACGACCGGCGGCTCTACAACGGTACCACCTGGACGACGGCCCCGGCGATCACGTTCACCGACGGCACCACTATGGCGCAGCTCAATTACGGCTGGCTGTTCAAGAACAGGGAGTTTTTCCTCAAGAACGGCACGCTGGATGCCTATTACCTGCCGGTGAACGCCGTCGGCGGGGCCGCCGTCGTCTTCCCCCTTGGCGGGGTGATGAAAAAGGGCGGCTCGCTGCTGACGGGCTTCTCCTGGTCGCTGGAAAGCGGCGACGGCCTTTCGGACCTTTGTGTCTTCCTTTCGACCGAGGGCGAAATTGCCGTCTATGCAGGGTCGGACCCTTCGAGCGCATCGGATTTCGCACTGAAGGGCGTTTACCAGATCGGGCGGCCGCTCGGCAAAAACGGGTGGATCAGGGCAGGGGCCGACATCCTGATTGCCACGACGGACGGGCTCACGCCGATGTCGCAGGTCTTCCAGCGCGACCGGCAGGCCCTGTCGCTCGTTTCCGTCTCGCGGCCGATCGAGGACGACTGGCGCAGGGCAGCCAACGCCACTGGAACCGGCTGGACGCTGAAGCAGTGGCCGGAGCAGAACCTGGTCTTCGTGGCCTTTCCCGAAAACACCGTCGTTGCGGACACGACCTTTGTCCTGAACGTGCTGACCGGGCGCTGGTCGACGATCAGCAACTGGCAGGCGCTCTGCTACGAGACCTTGCAGGGCGGCCTCTTCTTCGGCTCGCTCGACGGTTACATGTGGCAGGGCGATGCGGGCGGTACGGATGACGGGCTGAGCTTCTCGGCGACCTATCTTTCGCAGTTCTCGCCGGCAACGCAATTCGGGCAGAGGGCGACGGCAACGATGGCGCATATGTATTTCCGGGCGAAGTCCGCGCCGAAGGTGCGGCTGTTCGCCCGTGCCGATTACGATCGGTCGACGCCCACATTCACCACGTCAACGGAAGGCGAAGCAAGTTCGTCGGAATGGGACGTCGGACTTTGGGACAGGGCCATCTGGGACGGCGTATCCGAAGTGCAGCGTTACGACTTCCGGCAGAATGTCCGCGCGACGGGCGACATGATCGGGGTCGGCTGCGTCATCACCTCCGGCGGGGATTTCAAGCTCGATATCGAGGTCGACCTCGCAACGGTTCAGGTTTCGGTGGGCGAGGCCAGTGCCTGATGCTTCCAAACGATCCCGAGACTATCCGCGCGGCGTTTCTGCGCTGGACGCGCGGTGACGGGGCGGCCGCCGAATTCCTGGCAGAGATCGCCGCGATCGCACGGCTTGCCGACGACATCGTCGATGAGGAAGAGAACCGCCAGAGGAATGTCTGCTGGCTCCTGGTTCGGACGCTGACGCGGCTGCCGCAGAATTCTTTCTTCATCGAGCACGCCGCCGTCCTGGCGCCGGTCATCAACAACGTGATCGTGCAATGGCAGTTGAGCGACGAATGGCGGTCCGCCCGGGATCCGGTAAAGCGGCAATTCGGCTTCGTCATGCGCGAAGCGGTGGGCTCGATCGTCACCGCCGTTGCCGCGATCGCCGGCGGCTACGATCACGCCAAAGCCACTACGGAAGATTTTTTCGACCTCTGCCATGCCGGCTCGGGAGAGACCGTCGAAGATTGGATAAAGGATTGAATCATGGGCCTTTACGGATCCGCTCCGGAAGCACCGGACCCGAAGCAAACGGCGTCCGCGCAGACTGCGACGAACATCGGAACCGCGGTTGCCAACAACGTCATGGGCAACGCCAACCAGGTCACGCCAGACGGCAACCTGACCTATACCTATAACACTCAGAAGTGGACCGATCCTCTCAGCGGGAAAGAATACGACCTCAAGGTTCCGACGGCGACACAGACACTTTCGCCCGCGCAGCAGGCGATCAAGGACCAGGAGGACGCCGCCCAGCTGAACCTGGCGACGCTTGCCAACACCCAATCGGGAAAGCTCAACGGCCTTCTCGCCAGTAAGTTCGACATATCCGGCGCTCCAGCGGCCGGAAAGTCGGACGCGATCGGGCTGCCGCAGTATCAGAGCTTCACGAGCGGTCCGAAGCTGCAGACCAGCCTCGCAAATGCCGGCAACGTTCAAAGCTCGATTGCAGGTGCCGGTTCCATACAGAGCCAGGTTGCGGACAGCGGCAAGATCCAGACTTCGCTTGGCAATGCCGGGAACATCACCGAGAGCTATGATTTCGACATCGACACGTCGAAATACGAACAGGCGCTGATGGACCGCCTCAGCCCGCAGATCGAGCGGGACCGCGCCGCCCTTGAAACGAAGCTGACCAACCAGGGACTGCAGCCGGGCTCCGAGGCCTATGACCGTGCGATGGACGAGGCGAACCGCGCGGCGAACGACGCCCGGATAGGGGCAACCCTGAGTGCCGGGCAGGAGCAATCGCGGATCGCCGGTCTGGCGCAGAACCAGGCGCAGTTCCAGAATTCGGCACAGCAGCAAGCCTACGACCAGATGACCGGACTGGCCCAGTTCTACAATTCGGCGCAGGCACAGCAATACGCGCAGAACGCGAACGACATGCAGATGGGAAACGCCGCTCAGCAGCAGCAGTTTTCGCAGAACCAGGCGCAGATGCAGGCCAACAATGCAGGTCAGGAGCAGAAATTCAACCAGGGACTGACCGCGGCGCAGTTCGGAAACGACGCCCTGCAGCAGCAGTACCAGAACCAGAACACGGCGACGGGCGGCAACAATGCTCTGGCGGATCAGAGATTCAATTCTCAGCAGGCGAAGTACAACCTGCAAAACCAGGAGCGGGCACAATATCTGAACGAGCTTTACGCGCAGCGCAACCAGCCGATCAACGAGATCGTCGGGCTGATGTCCGGGGCGCAGGTCGACAGCCCGAGCTTCGTGCCGACCCAGAGCAACCCCATGCCGACCGTCGATTATGCCGGGCTGGTGCAACAGGACTATGCCAACAAGATGGGCGCCTACCAGCAGAAGCAAAGCACGATGCAGAACCTCTTTGGCGGCATGCTCGGTTTCGGCGGGCAACTGGCCAGCCTCTCGGACAAGCGCGCGAAGAAGGACATCAAGAAAGTCGGCGGCCTCTACGAGTACAGGTACAAAGGTGAAGGCAGGAACGCTCCCAAGCGGATAGGCGTGATGGCGCAGGAGGTGGAAAAAGTGCGCCCCGACGCTGTCGCCAAGGGCGCCGATGGCCTGCGGCGCGTGGATTACGGACTGCTCTTCAACGCAGGGAGAGGCAAATGAACGGCTATTTCGGATATCGGGGCGCGATGCCCAAGGAAGCGCGCGAGCAGCTTGCGAAGCGGCTTCAGGAGAAAATCCTGGGGCAGCCCCTCGCACAGACGATCGGGGGCGGAATGAGCATGCTCGGCGCAGGCCTTGCGGCAGGGTATGCCAAGCGCCAGGCAGCATTCCCTCCCGCGCCCGAAAGGCGCCCGTCGCAGCCCGGACTTGCAAATTACAATGCGGCCGGACCTGCGCAGGGCGATAACCGCTTCCAGGACCTGGTGACGGCAATCGGGCCCTGGTCCCGCGAAGGGCTCGGCCGGGCCGCTCAATTCCTCAACCAGGGCCGAAACGGAGGTCTGTACTGATGGCGAATTCCTACCTGTTCGGCGGCAATACGAGAGAGACACCCGAATCCGTCAGGCGCAAGCGCCAACTTGCCATGGCGATCATGGGGACGGCCGCACCGAAAAACATCGGCGAGGGACTGAACGCACTGGGCTCGGGCATCGTCGCAGGCATCATGAACCGCCGGGCGGACAGGGCGGAAGACGAGGGCCGCAGCGCTGCCCGCGCCGCCTATGACGGGGCTCTTGGCGGCATGCCGGACCGGCAGGTCTCCAATGCGAGCGCATCCGCAGCGGCTCCGTCAAACTCCTCGCATTATCGCGACGCCATCGCCTCGCTGGAGAGCGCAGGAAGCGGGGACTATACGGCTATCGGACCGATGCATCCGAAACTTGGGCGTCCGCTCGGGCGATACCAGATCATGGAAGCGAATATCGGACCCTGGTCCCGCGAGGCGCTGGGGCGCGAGGTGACGCCGGAAGAGTTCCTGTCGAGCCCCGAAATCCAGGACGCCATTTTCGACCACAAGTTCAATGCCTATGTGCAGGAATTCGGACCGGAAGGCGCCGCGCAGGCATGGTTTGCCGGTCCGGGCGGCGTCGGCAAGACGAGCCGCAAGGACGCGCTGGGAACCGATGTCGGCACCTATGGCCGCAAGTTCATGAACGTGCTCGGCCCGCGGGGTGAGCCGACAGAGGCCGGCAGAGCCGAGCCGCCGGCAGGAATGCCTCCGCCGCCTCCGGCGTCCCACTCGCCCTTCGTGCCTTCGTTCCCAGGCAAGGAAGCGGACGACCGGATAGCGGCTCCCTCCCTGACGCCGCCGAATGCGCGTCCCCCGGAACAGGCAATTCCGGCGCAGTTCCAGGGTTCTCGGCAGCTCGCCAATGCCCAGGGCGGCATCATGCCGGCGCTGATGGACGGCACGCCTGCCTCGCCCGAGCAGGTGGCGCAGGCGCAGGCGATCGGCCGGCGGCAACAGGCACAGGCGCAAGCCGCCGATCTGATGCCGTTGCTCGAGGCCATGGGCAATCCCTGGCTCTCGCCCGAGGAGAGGGCGGTTCTGCACAGGCTCTACGAGCAGCAGGTGCAGTCAGCAGAGGCCCGGCGCAACCCGCGGTGGGAATAGACCGTTCCGCCCGATCAAGATCGCAGAGGACCGCCGCAGGTTGAGCGGACGTGCTGCTTTTCGCCCACATTACCTTTTCCATGGAGGCTACATTGCCACGAACTGGTGGAGTCTATTCCCCGCCTGCGGGGACGAAGGGTGTGTCCAACACCACGATACAATCCGTGCCGTATAACGCGCTTGTAGATGACCTGACCGCCGACGCCAATGCGGCGCGGCCGATCACGGCAGGCGGCACGGGGGCGACCTCGGCGAGTGTCGCGCGGACGAATCTCGGCCTCGCGATCGGCACGAACGTGCAGGCGCATGACGCTGGTCTGCAATCGATTGCCGGCCTGACGACGGCTGCCGATCGCATGATCTATACGACGGCAGCCGATGCTTATGCGACGACTGCGCTGACGCCGTTTGCGCGGACCATTCTGGACGATTCGGACGCCGCGGCAGTGAAGTCGACACTCGGGCTGGCTGCGATCGCATCTTCCGGTTCGGCGGCCGATCTCGGCTCCGGCACGATCGCCGATGCGCGCTTGCCGAGTTCGATGGGAGGCAAGACCTTCACCGGGGACGTGCAGTTCACAGAGGGAGTCGACTTCGGATCGGCGGTTGCGGCATCCGCAACCGATCTGTCACGACACCTTGCCCTTTGGGGAACGAACTACGGCTTCTCCATTACCAGCAACACGCTGAACTATGTTTCCGCTTCCGAGCACGTCTTTCATTCCGGCACGAACGAAGTCGCCCGCATCTCCTCCAGCGGCGCCTTGACGCTCGAGACGGCACTGGCCGTCAGCGAGGGGGGTACAGGGGCAACGGATGCGGCAACGGCGCGATCGAACCTTGGGGCGAACAACGCTTCGAACCTGACGACGGGTACGCTCCCCAACGCCCGGATTTCCGGTGCCTATGACGGGATCACGACGCTGAGCACCAGCGGGAAGATCACGACAACCGGCAATGAAATAGAGATCTCCGGGGGTAGCCCTCGCGTCAGATTCAGCGACACCAATACGGATGCCTATGATTTCTGGGCCTACGTCGACAGCAACAGGTTCTACGTGCTCGCCGACCGCGACAATTCCGGCACGTGGGAAACCCCACATGCCCTCGAGCTCAATGCCAGCTCCAACGTCGGCTACCTGTTCGGAAGCCAAATCATTACTGCCGGCAATTACGACGGGCTGGGGATCACTCCGGAAGCGCGCAGCATAGCCGCCGGCAACGGCCTCACGGGCGGCGGCGACCTTTCGGCAAACCGGACGCTTACGCTGGGAACGCCGGGTAATATCAACAATTCGACCGGCAACTCCGTTACGAGCACGAGCCATACGCACGCGTTGGGGTTTACGGCCGCGGAAGTTCACCAGGGCACCGGTGTCAACGATACGAATCTCCCGATAGGTCACGTAATTTCCGTATTCTTCTCTCGTGCAATTAACCGCAACGCGACAACGACAATTAGGTTGTACAACAACACCGTCGATTACGACCTCGGAGGGACAGGTTCTATTCTTACAGGAACGTGGAGAGCACGAGGGGCTGCTTCCGAAAATCGACAGATATTTCAGAGGGTCGCGTAGATGGTTATTGAGAACAGTAATGTTGAATACCCAAGGGTTACCGAGATACTCAAAATTTCGGATACTGAAATCGGGGCTGGAACATACGATATTGAAGTAAAAATACAGTGGTTTGAAAATACGGAACCTGAGCTGGTCTCATATCGCTCCAGTCTAAACGATCCGCACGGGGTTAACCCGCAAATCCGCAAATGGTTGAGCGAAAACCCGGATGCGCCGGTGCATGTCTATGTTCCTCCTCAACCACCGACGTCCGAAGAAATCCGCGCGAACATGCCGGCTCTCGCTGCGCGACAAATGCGGCTCGGCCTTGTCGGCGCGGGCGTCTCGCCGAACGAGGTGACAGCCGCCCTTGAAGGACTGCCAGACGGACTTGAGAAAGAAGCCGCTATGATCGAGTGGGAATACGCCACGTCTTACCATCGGACGCATCCGCTCGTGGCGACGGTGGGTGCAGCGCTCGATCTGACAGACGAGCAGATCGACGCCATGTGGACGGCGGCGCTAGAGCTCTGATGGGTGCTTCTGGCACTCGATTTCAGCTACCCTGCGCAAATCGAAGTCCCTGCGGCTCTCTATTGCCTCAAGGATTTCCTGATTCGTCACCTTGGTACCGGAGCTGATCTTCAGCCATGGAATGGCGGTCTCATCAATATCTTCAGGGATCCGCTCCACCAGGCTTGGCTGGGTGAGCAAGCGCTTTAAAATGACGGGCCCTTTGAGAGTGAGTTTCGGTGTGGCCTCCCATATGGCGCAGGCCTTGCGGTCCGTTCGTATGATATACTCGAACAGGTACATCACCCAAAAATAGTGACGCAGCTTACCGCGCTTCGAATAGTACCGAAGCATCAATCGCGACCACTTCGCAACGAGATAGTTCTGCGGCACGGCGGCGAGGAACGATATGGTCACAGCTCGGCCAGGATAGCTGTCGACGTACGCGAAAAAGCCGCTACCCATCAACGTTGGAAGCCACTCATCCAGGGGCTTGACGCAAAACGTGGTGGCATCGACCCATACCCCACCATACTTCCGGAGAAGAGCGATTCTGATGAGGTCGGCCCGCCATTGAATTTTGCGGTCATTTCGGTGCGGCGGAAGGTCGACGAATTCGCCCACGTTTGAGTCACTCAGAACTCGTACATCCCACGATGGATTCTTCTTTTTCCAGGAAGATACCGCATATAGAACTATTTCAGGGGCGTACTCTACTGGTTTATCCCAGTAGATACAAATGATGTGAGGAATCTTTTTAGGAATCTTGTCAAATGAAATTCGATAATTTCTTTCATGAAGCTTCTGTTTTCCTACGATGCTTCGGCGTATAGAATGACTTAATTTTTTCAATATTAAGAATAAATCAAAAAGAAGCATGTTTCATCCATGTTATTTTGTTGGGCTTCAGACATTTTAGCTCTAGTAAAACATCAAGTTAGTTGAGTCTACGAAGGAGGCAGCTGTATTTTCGATTTATCTTAGCGAGGTAACTTTTTGTCACATTAAATGAAAAAACTTCCTGTTATAAGCCTGACACTGTCAGGTTTTTGCCGGAAAAGTTCACCACTATGTTTTTCAAATTCGATTCGAAGGGATGTGCGAAAATCGAGGCGACCCGCAACGATAAGGTGACGATGGCCTTGGTATTCTCGGTTGCCAAGGCGCCTCGCAACCTTGTAAACGTGCGCGGGAGTTCTCTAACACCCCTGGATGCTCATGCAGGTTCGTGATTTTTTCCGCTTGTGGCTTTGGGTCCGGTCGCGCGGGCGCATTTCAATCGGCCCCAAATGTCGTATCGAGCGCGGGGCTGTTCTGGATTTACGTGAGGCGGGGAGGATCACGGTTGGTCGGAAATGTCGCCTACGGAGGGGCTCCATGCTCATTCCGTATGGCGGAGTTATCAGCATCGGAGACGATTTCAGCTTAAACCCCTATTCTGTGCTGTACGGGCATGGCGGCCTGAGTATTGGCAACAGTGTGCGCATCGCAGCGGGGTGCGTCATCATTCCGGCCAATCATGTTTTCAGTGACCCTGGCACGGCCATTCGCGCTCAGGGGCTGACGAAGCTTGGCATCGTCATTGAGGACGATGTCTGGGTCGGGGCCAACGTCACTATTTTGGATGGAGCACATATCTCTCGCGGGTGTGTAATTGCCGCCGGCTCCGTCGTCCGGGGCCAGACGGAACCTTTGGGCATCTACGCCGGTGTCCCGGCCAAGCTCATCAGGAAACGCGGAAGAATCGAGACGAGGGAGGTCGCGCAATGAGAAATTTGCTTCTGAGTGTCGTCCGAAATGACGCTTCCACTTTGGACAGTCACGCTAGCAACGCCACCTTGAGGGCGCGATGAAAAGGCTCGCACGCTCATTGCGCAAGAAGTATCGCTATCTCGTGGACGCCAGGACCGTCACAATTGATGGCGTTACTCTTATTTCGGACAAAGGACGGATACCGCACTATCTCCGGGATTTGATGTACCGCGAAGTGTATGAGGACACAGAGCGAAACGTTCTCCTAAAGATATTAAAGCCGGGGCACAGAGTTGTGGAGTTCGGCACCGGTCTCGGGTTTATTTCGCTCTTGGCAGCAAAAATTTGTGGTCCAGAAAAGGTCAACACTTACGAGGCCAATCCCACTATCGAGGCTCTTATCCGAGAGAACTTCCAACTCAACCGCGTTAATCCTTGCCTTCACATGGCTGCTGTGACACGTGACGGTCGCCGGTTATTATTCAACGCTTCGGACAACATCATTTCGTCAAGCGCTTTCGACCGGGGGATTAGCGGAAAAATGATAGAGATCGAAAGCATACCTTTCGCCGATGTCTTGCGAAGCCATTCACCGGACGTGTTGGTTATGGACGTCGAGGGTGGCGAGCATGAGCTGCTGATGTCGGATGGTCTGGCTGCGATCAGACATATTCTCGTGGAGCTCCACCCGCATATCATCGGTCAGGAGAAGGTGGATGAAATCAGAAACCATCTTGTTTCCAAGGGATTTGTTGCCGAAACCCAAGACAGAAAGACGTTTCATTTTCATAGGATCTAACAGGCTAACGGTCCAGCTAACCGTTCGCCCCCGTCACCCGGTCGGCGACGACGCGCGTTTCCTCTTGTCGCCAGCAATTGCCGTTGACCGCTGCGACGGCGACCGTTTGTTGCTCGCGCGGCGTTTAGCCGATCCGTGGGCACCCGAGTTCGTTCGAAAAGACAACACGTTTGCATTCCCCCGATGCCCCGTCCCTCGCACCTCTTCGGCGCAGAGCCTGGCTCTCCGCGCATCGATTACATCGCTCACCCGCCGATCCTCGGCGAAAAGTCACTGTGACTGTTGGCCTACGGCTTCATAAACGAACGGCCTCAAAACCCCGCCATGAGCGGGGTTTTTCTTTAAGCAAAAAAGGTAACCCAATGACAAACACCGTGCCTCAAGGCGCGGCGATGCTGCTCGAGTTTATCCGCGAGGCGGAAGTCGGCAGCAGCGGCCGCGCGTCTTACGACGTGATCTACGGACACAATCAGGGAGGGCTGGCGAAGCCGCTGACGGCAATGACGGTTGCGCAGGTGCTTGCCGCGCAGAAGGGATGGTCCAAAGCGCATGGTTCGGGCGCTGCGGGCGCTTATCAGTTCATGCGGGCCACTTTGGCAGGGCTCCTGAAGGAGGTGGCATGGCTGCGCGGCGATCATCGGTTCGATGCCGCGCTTCAGGACAGGCTGGCCCTTCACCTTCTGAACCGCCGCGGTCTTGCCGCTTTCCTCGCGGGCGAAATAGGACGTGCGGAGTTTGCCAGGCGCCTAGCCATGGAATGGGCGTCGCTGCCGGTGCTGACCGATAGCAAGGGAAGCCGGCAGCGGGTGAGGCGCGGACAGTCCTATTATGCCGGTGACGGGCAGAACAGGGCGCTGGTGCGGCCGGAGAGGCTGGAAGGGGTTCTTGGCGCGGCTCTGGCGGCGTCAAAGCAATTGGGTGAGGCAAACCGGGAGATCGAGGCGGCGCCTGTTGCTCCGGTGCGGACGCGCAAGCCGGTTTCCCGCTCCGGACGCTTCTGGACCTGGTTGCTGACCGCCGGCGGTACGATCCTCACTGCGCTGAAGGAACTGAACCTGGTGGCGCTGGACTGGCGGGTGCAACTTGCCATTCTCGCAGCGATCATCGGCTTTGCCGTTTACGCCATCTGGTCCATGCCGGCGGTTCGCGATGCACTGGGCCTCACGCGATGATGATCCCGTGGGGCAATCTGGCTGCGGCGCGCTGATACTCGCCGCAATTTCCTGGGCGGTGCACGAAATTCGTTCGGATGCCGCGCAAGCGATCCGCACCTCAATTGAAAGGCAGAACGATGAAGCAGAGAGGAACGCTGACGCCAGGCGCCTTGATTTTGATACCTGTTCTACTACTGGCGGGCTGTGGAATTTCGGGACCGGCCGATGTGAGCGGCCTTCGCGGCATCGTGGGGACTGAGCTTGCCGGCGTGCGCGGTGCCACGCAGGCTGATCAGCGCAGGATCGACCGCACCGTGGTGGGCCTCTGCGCCGCCGCGGTCTGGACGCGTTCGGAATGTGTCAAGCATGGGGAGCGCGGCCATGATTGACGCAGGCGTTCACCAGCAACTGGGCACTCTCGTCGCCGAGGTGAAGAACCTGCGGGAGGACCTGCGCCGCTCGGAAGACAGATCCGATGCGGGGCGCCTGACGATGACGCGCCGGATGGACGAAGTGGTCGAGCGAATGCGAACGCTCGAGGGATCGATGATGCTCGTCAAGGACGATATCGCCTCCATGAAGCCGGTGACCGACGACGTGCGCAAATGGAAACTGATGGGGATGGGCGCTCTCGGCGTCATTGGCATGGCTGGAGCCGCGCTCGGTGTCACCTTTGCCGATGCGGCAAGACGCGTGCTGATGCTGACGAAAGCTGGTTAGAGTATTTCCGGCATTTCGTTGAAACATCAAGCGTTCGCACCTTCCGACGCTCTGCGTCCCGAAACCGGGACACAGAACCAGAAGCGCTCCGGGCCAAAAATGCCACCAACTCAGTCGTCCCCGAAAAGGGGGAGATCACGGTAACGGCGGCTTACCAGCCGCAACGACCGGTCCGGCTCGATGACGTAGGTTTCGTAGACCCGGCGGCCGAACCGGTCGATGAACTGGTGCGGTACGACGCTGCCGACGGGCGCCTTGGTGAGCCTGGTGCGCGGCTGGCCACCATAGGTGATGCTGCCGGGGATCGGCTCCAGATAGGCGGAATAGCCCACCGAGGTCGATTCGCAGCCGCTCAAGAGCATGAGCGCGCACAGGACAGGAAGAGCGTATTTCAT